GCTAAAATCAACGCTTAGCAGATAAGCCCCAAAGTAAGTAATTAGATATTTAGTAATTGATAAGTAATTTTCACGCTGTATTTTATTGGTGATAAATCTTTTAAAAATTGTATATCCCTCTCTCTTTTATTTACGCCTCAAGTGCGTTAAGGTTTCGCCTCGTCGGCTCAGTAGTTAGCAAAACATAAGCCATAGGCTTAGTTTTGTGTTACGAGTAGCTTTGCTACGAGCTATTTATACAAGCATGGGGGGGCCCATGCTTGGCAAGGCTTTACATATATAAACCCTCCAATTTACAAAAAACGAAATTTCAACTTTATTTGTGTTATAATACCCACAAGACAACTCTAATCTGAGCCTTATGGCAGAACCTAAAAAAAAACGCGGTAATCCTAATCTTCATAAAGGTATGGAATCACTTAATGGAGATGGCAGACCTAAAGGTTCTGTAAACAAGTATACTGCTTTGGCACGAGAGTTAATGTCAAACAAATCTCCAGAAATAGTAGAAAAGGTAATTGAGAAAGCTATGGATGGAGATGTCCATTGTTTGAAAATGTGTTTAGATAGAATCCTCCCTGTCCATAAAGCTGTTGACTCAACACGCACAAAAGCAGATGCTCAAGTCATAATTAATGTTTCCTCTCTGGATAACATACAACAACAGTTAGATGTGATTCCAGAGGGCGAACTTGTTGAACCTGTGGAAAAGTCTGATGATGAAGTAATCGTCAATATTGACTCAACTCCAATGGCAGAAAAGTTTGGCTGAACTAGACATTAATTTACACCCTGCACAACTGCAAATATTCCAATCGAATAAAAGGTTTAAGATAGTCGCTGCGGGCAGGCGATTTGGAAAATCCTACCTATCTGCTTGGTTATTATTAATAAACGCTATACAGTCCGAGTCAAAGGATGTATTTTATATAGCACCTACCTTTCAACAAGCTAAAGACATAATGTGGGCTATGCTGAAAGAATTAGGAAAAGATTTAATTATCCAAGCATACGAGAACACTGCTGTTCTTACTTTGATAAATGGTAGGAAAATCTATTTAAAAGGTTCTGACAGACCAGAAACTTTGAGGGGCGTGGGATTATCATATGTCGTGTTAGATGAATATGCGTCTATGAAACCTATTGTTTGGGAACAAATCATTAGACCAACACTTGCGGATGTAAAAGGTAGAGCATTATTTATAGGTACGCCCGCAGGTAAAAATCATTTTTTTGATTTGTATCAAGACGCAATAGAAGATGAAGATAATTGGGATGCGTTTCAATTTACCTCTATAGATAATCCTTTTTTACCGCAAGAAGAAATAGAGGCTGCTAGTAAGTCTATGTCGTCTATGTCGTTTCGGCAAGAGTTTGAAGCGTCATTTGAAACTTTTAGTGGTGGTATATTTAAAGAAGAATGGTTTAAAGAAGATGAAGAACCAGACGAGGGTACATATTGTATAGCAGTTGACCCTGCAGGTTACGAAGATAGTGAAAAAGAACGCAATCTAAAACGCTCTCGACTAGACGAAACCTCTATTGCAATAGTAAAAATCGACAGAGATAAGTGGTGGGTCAAAGACATTATACATGGTAGATGGAATATTAAAGAAACTGCAAAAAAAATTCTTGGTGCTGCGGTTAGGGTAGAGTCTAACTCTGTAGGGATAGAAACTGGAGCATTGCGTAATGCTATCTTACCTTACTTGGAAGATGAAATGAGGACAGAAAACAAGTGGCTGTCGTTAATAGAGTTGCGTCATGGTGGTAAAAAGAAAATAGATAGAATAACATGGTCGCTACAAGGTAGAATGGAACATGGTCAGATAACATTTAATCCAGATAAAGACTGGAAAATATTTAAAAATCAAATGTTAGACTTTCCGAATAAGATGGCACATGACGATTTGTTGGATAGCCTAGCGTATATAGACCAAGTAAGTGTAGCAGACTTTGCACACTCAATTGAATTAGAAGAAGAATGGAGTCCAGTAGATGATATTGCAGGATATTGAAGATTTGAATAAAGAAGATTATGAAGATGTTTTAGCATTTAGTGCAGATAAGTCAACATTACCTATGAGGTATGTAGCAGCATTGTCAATAATTGCTAATTTAGCAAATGACATAGATGCAAGTTTAGTACCAGATGATGAAAAAGTAGATTTGTCTATTTGTAAAATGATAATGGATGGAGTTATTGAAATAGAGGATATAGGCGAAAGCATACATTAATATAGTGTTTTGTGTTATAATCGCAACAATTTCTTAGGAATAAACTTTTATGCTTGACAAGAAGGAACAACAATACCAAGCCCTTGCTAGTTGGTTAATGTATCGACTTGATGGTTGGCGTAATCATCGTGAAATGAATTATTCTGCTAAATGGGATGAGTATTATCGTATATGGCGTGGTATTTGGGATTCTTCTGACAGAACAAGAACTGCAGAACGCTCAAGAATTATTGCACCTGCTACACAACAAGCAGTTGAGTCATCTGTTGCTGAATTAGAAGAGGCAACTTTTGGCCGAGGAAAATGGTTTGACATCCAAGATGATATGCTTGACCAAGATAATAGTGAAGCAGAGTACATAAGGAATTTATTACAAGAAGATTTAGAAAAAACAGGTTGTAAAGATGCTATAGCAGAAGTATTTTTAAACGCAGCAATCTATGGAACAGGTATTGCTAAAATTGTTGTACAACAAAATATAGAAAGAGCACCTTCTGAACAGCCAGTCGAAGGTTCAATGACAGGAATGCGTGGCATTACAGAGTATTCTTCTATAGATGTTAAAGTTGAGCCTATATCACCACACGAATTTTTGTTTGACCCTTCTGCTAATTCGATAGATGACGCTTTAGGTGTTGCTCATGAAGTAATTAAACCTAGATATCATGTCGTAGAAGGCATACAGTCTGGAATTTATCGTGATGTACCTCTTGATGGTGACTATGATACTGCTAAATTAGGTTTTGATGGCGAAGTTAAAAATGCTGACGAGTCTGATTCAGTAAAAATTACAGAATATTGGGGTCTTGTACCTAAACGATTCTTAAAAGCTAAAGCTGATAAGGATGATTTTGAGTATTCAAAACAAGATGAGTTAGTAGAAGCAGTAGTAACTATATGTAATGATGAATACATTTTGCGTGTAGAAGAAAATGCTTTTATGATGAAAGATAGACCTTTTGTTGCGTACCAACACGACATTATTCCGAACCGCTTTTGGGGTAGGGGTGTAGTTGAAAAGGGATATAACGCACAAAAAGCACTAGATGCCGAGATGAGAGCCAGAATTGACTCAATGGCACTACGAAACACTATGATGATGGCTGCTGACGCTACCAGACTACCTCGTGGAAGTAAATTTGAGGTACGAGCAGGCAAAACTGTACTAACTAATGGTAATCCTAGAGATGCAATCATGCCATTAGACATGGGTGTAATGGATGGTAGTACATTTAATCAAGTAGCTAGTCTACAAAACATGATTCAAATGGGTACGGGTAGTGCAGATATGTCTATGCCACAGCAAGAAACTGCAAGTGGTATGTCTATGATGCAGTCAGCGTCTATTAAGCGTCAAAAACGCACCTTAATGAATTTTCAGAATACATTTTTGATACCTATGATAAACAAAGCTATGTATCGTAAGATACAGTTTGATGTTGATAGATATCCTGTTACTGATTACAAATTTGTGCCTTACTCTACTATGGGTATTATGGCAAAAGAGTTAGAAATGCAGCAAATGGTACAGATGTTACAGTCAATACCTGCTGATTCACCTGCATTTAATGTAATATTACTAGCTATGTTCCAAAATTCTAGTATTCATAACCGCGACCAAATTGTATTTGGACTGCAACAAGGAATGCAAACAGACCCACAGATGCAACAAATGCAAGATATGGCTACTCAGTTGCAAATACAAAAAGCACAGGCTGATATACAGAAAACAACAGCAGAAGCAGCAGAAGAAAACGCTAGAGCACTTAAACATCAAGCAGAAGCAGCAGCATTAGTACCAACTGAAATAGATGCACAAGCTAAAGCTATTAAGTTGCAAAGAGAAGCAATGGGAATAGAAAAAGATAAAGTAGATATGGCTAACACTCTTTCTGAAACAGCTAGAAATTTACCAGAAGTAGAACATTTAAAATCTGAAACAATATTAAACCTTGCAAAAGCAAAACAAGCAGGTAAAACAGCCCCTATAAGTACAAGAGTACAATAATATATGGCTAAAACAGACGAACAATTCCTAATGGACAGGATGTCTATGATGGAAGTAGAAGGTTGGCACGATTTATGTGCTGATTTAAAAAATTTAGAATCTAATATTATTAATATAAATAATATTAATTCTGAGCAAGACCTTTGGGTAATCAAGGGTCAGTTGCGTATTATAAACTTTATATTAAGTTTAGATACTGCAACTACAATAGCGTTGGAAGAACTCCAAGATGGAAATCCAACATAGTTAAACTTCATAACCCATAGTGGGCGGAGAAAAAATGAGTATAGTAGTAGAAAGCACACCAGAGGCAAGTGAGCCTGTACAAGAAGCAGTAGTAGAAGAAGCAGTTGAGGTAGAAACAGCAGAAGAACTAGAAGGTAATTTAGTTGAAGAAGCCCCACAAGCTAATATACCTGCTAAATACGCGGGAAAAACTCTTGAAGAGGTAATTGAAATGCACCAGAATGTCGAACAGGCATTAGGTAAACAGGGTTCAGAAGTTGGAGAACAACGAAAATTAATCCAAAGTTTATTGGAGGCACAAAATAAAGCACAGGCTACTATAGAAGAGCCACAAGAAGAGGAAGTTAGTTTTGAAGATGCTTTTTATACTGACCCTGCGAAAGCAGTTAATCAAGCTATAGAAAAACATCCAGATGTACTCAAGGCTAGACAACAAATAGCACAACAAGAGCAACAAGCAAAACTTAGTGTTCTTGAAAAAGCATATCCAGACTGGGAAACTCGTGTCGCAGACAAAGATTTTCAAGAATGGGTAGGTGCTAGTGAAATAAGGAAAGATATTTTCCGTAAAGCTGACACAGAATATAGACCAGACTTTGCTATTGAACTTTTTGATATGTACGACAAAATCAATATGGTTGAAAAAACCAAACAGGTTCAAAAGAAAGAAAAGGAAAAATCTAAAAAAGCTTTACGACAAACTGTATCTGAAACTCGTTCCACACAATCGGTCGGTGGCAAGAAAATGTACCGCAGGTCTGATTTAATCAACTTGCAAATTACAGACCCGAATCGTTATGCTTCACTTGCTGATGAAATTCAGGAAGCGTATGCAGAAGGTAGGGTTAAATAATCATTTAATGG